CTTAGAGACCTTTGGGAGCGTTTTAAGTAATGCCGAAGAAAAAAGATTCTCGTCTTGAACGAGCAGGTGTATCTGGTTACAACAAACCGAAGGCTACACCGAATCATCCTACGAAGTCACACGTTGTTGTGGCTAAAGAGGGCGATGAAGTAAAAACAATCCGCTTTGGTCAGCAAGGGGTCAAGGGTTCTCCTGATGGCTCTAAGAGGAACGAAGCATTCAAGGCTCGTCACAAAGCAAACATTGCCAAAGGCAAAATGTCTGCAGCGTACTGGGCAGATAAGGTCAAGTGGTAATCGTGCCGAAGAAAACTAAAGTTGAGAAAGTCATGTCTGAGTTCAAAAAAGGAACTCTACATTCAGGTAAAGACCCTGATGGCAAAGGTCCTAAAAAAGCCCCAGTCGTAAAGTCCCGTAAACAGGCTATTGCTATTGCGTTGTCTGTTGCTGGCAAATCTAAATCCAAGAAAGCAGGTAAGAAATAATGCCAACACCAAAGAAACCAACACCAAAGAAGCCAGTACCGCCTAAGCCTAAGCCAAACCCTGTCAAGGACAAGACTGACAAGTTCGCTAAAGCACACGACAGATACACTGAGTCGCTTTTCCTTCCAGAGACACCTAAGAACGACAAAGCAGTTGGGTCTCGCAAGAAGACTGCAGTGGCTGCTGCTTCTGAACTTAGCAAGGCTAAGAAGAAGGCTGGTATGTCTGGCAATGTGACTGCTCCATACACTGGTCCTAATGCACCGAAAGGTAAGCGTTACTGGGCTGGAGGGCATGGTAAATAATGCCTACTCCATCTCCTAAGCCAGACCCTAAGAAACCACCAAAGGGTCCATACAAGTACAAGACAACCGTAGTAAAAGAAGGTCCCTTTAAAGGTGCAACTATGAAGAGGGCTATGTCTACCAAGGAACTTAATGCTGAAAAGGCTGCTGCCCCAGCAGGAACTTCTGTATGGCGTGACCCATCTGTTGGTTATGACGGTCCTCTACCAAACATTCCTGGAGTTCCAGGCTATAAGAAGCCAAAGGCAGAAAAGCCAAAGAACATGCTTGCCTCAAGGAAAATCCAAACGAAACCTTCCAAGGGGCGTAAAGCATAGCATATGGCTAATCACGGAAAACGGAAAGCACTTAATGCTACTGAAGCAAAACAGGAACTAAAGAAGTTGCTGTATCAAGGCATGTCTATAAAGGCTGCCTTGCTTCAGATTGACCGTTCCGTGCGTTGGTATGAAGATGTCCGTAGTAAAGATGCTGAGTGGGCTGCAGAGATTACTCGTATTCGTGGAGTGCTCAGGGATAAGAAGAATGGTCTTTATGACGAGACTCCTGTCCCTGACTTTCCAGAGTTCTGCGAAACCTACCTAGGCAACAAACTCTTTCCACATCAACTTCAGTGGTTTGATATGTTGGAAGGTAGACCACCCCGTGATTTGCATCCAGCGATGACTTACGAAGAGGGTAGACCTTCTCGTATGATTGTGAACACTCCTCCAGGTCACGCTAAGTCAACAACTATCACGGTGAACTATGTGATTTGGCGTTTGATGAAGAACCCAGACTTGAAGGTAATCATTGTGTCTAAGGCACAGCGTCTATCTGAGCAGTTCCTTTTGCAGATTAAAGAGCGTCTAACTAATCCTCAGTATTCTAAACTGCAAGAAACCTTCGGTCCTCCAGGTGGATGGCAGGAAGGTTCTGCTTCTTGGAAGGCAAGCCAGTTCTATATCTCTGGACGCAGTGCTGAAGCCAAGGACCCTAGCGTTCAGGCTGTAGGTATCCGTGGTCAGGTGTATGGTGCTCGTGCAGACCTTGTAGTTGTAGATGACGCTATTGATAATACAAACGTTGGTGAGTATGAGAAGCAGATTGACTGGCTACTAGGTATCGTTGGCTCTCGTCTTGCACCTAGAACAGGAAGACTTCTTGTTGTTGGAACTCGTATTGCTGCTAAGGACTTGTATTCAGAGTTGAGAAACCCTGAGAGATACTTTGGTACAGCACAGCCTTGGACTTACTTGCTACAACCTGCTGTCTTAGAGTTTGATGATGACCCTAAGAAGTGGAATACACTATGGGCTTATAGCGATAGCCCTGCTGACCCAGATGAAGAACCAGAACCAAATGGTTTGTACAGACGCTGGGATGGCGAAACGCTAAAAGATTTGAGAGATGGTATTGCTCCAGCACTTTGGAGTCGCATCTATCAACAGGAACAGATTGCAGAGAACTCTGTGTTTGACCCTGAACATGTATCTCGTTCTTGCCAAGCAAGACAGACTGGTATTATCCCGAATGACATCAGCCTTGGTCGTGCAGAAGGTATGGATGGTCTATACATCCTTGCTGGTCTTGACCCTGCGTCTACTGGATATACTGCCGCTGTAGTTCTGGGTGTTGATTTAGAAACTGGTAAACGCCACGTTATTGATATCAGCAACCGTGCTGGGTCTAAGCCAGATGAGACAAGGGAACTCATCAAGGATTGGACTGAGAGATACGGTGTCAAAGAGTGGAGGATTGAGCGTAACGCTTTCCAAACATTCCTTACTCGTGATACAGAGATAAACGAATACCTTGCCTCAAGAGGTGTAATGCTTACAGAGCATATGACCAATAACAACAAGAGTGACCCCAACTTTGGTGTTATGGCTATGTCTGCTTTGTTTGCGAACAATCAGATTACACTTCCGAGGTCAGACATTCAGCGTGTCAAGTCGTTGATTGAACAGTTAGTTACTTGGCAACCAAATCCTCCAAAGGGTCAAAAGACAGATATCGTTATGGCTCTTTGGTTTGCTGAGTTGAGAGCACTGGAACTTGTTAACCGTTCTGCTAGGAAAACATATTTCAGAAACTCTCCGTTTATGACGAGACAGGATATTACAGACCGCACTTTAGTTGGTGCACAAGACACCTCAGAATATAAATCATTCTGGGGAGGAAGATATTAAGGAGTCATTATGACAATAAACATTACAACTTTAAGCGAACGATTCAGTCGTATTCGCAACCGCTACTCAAGTAGAGATAGCAGAATGGCACAGGTTCGTGCAATCCGTCAAGGCAAGATGTCTGACGTTGCACCAGACGTATTCCCAGAAACGGGACCATGGCAGGAACCTATCATTGCCAACATGATTGACATTGCCGCTAGAGACATGGCAGAGATGATTGCTCCGCTTCCTACATTCACTGCAGGTAGCATGACAATGACTTCAGACCGTGCTCGTGAGATGGCATCACTAAAGACCAAGGTTGCTCTAGGTTATGTAACCAACTCTGACCTACAGGTTCAGATGTACAACGCTGCTGACTGGTATGTGACTTATGGTTTCCTACCAATCCGTGTTGAGGCTGACTACGACAGCATGATGCCTGTCATTCGTGCTCTTGACCCAGTCGGTTGTTATCCAGAACTAGACCGTTTTGGTCGTGTAGTATCTCTCTTCCAGCGTGTGCTTGTAAACAAGGATGTCCTTGCTGCACAGTTCCCAGAGTATGCAGTAAAACTTAACAAAGAAAAGAACAAGAACACTCTATTTGGTGGTAACGACATTGAAGTTATCTTCTACCACGACAAAGACTGGGACATGGCTTTCATTCCTAGTGCTGGTAGTTCAGGTGGTTTCGGTGGCGATGCACAGGTTGGTCTGATTCTAGAGAAGACCCCTAACCCAGTTGGCAAGTGTATGGTTCGTATTGCACAGCGTCCAGGTATTTCAGACATTCCTCGTGGACAGTTTGATGATGTTGTGTTCGTACAGTTGGCTAAGGCTCGTCTTGCACTTCTATCGCTACAGGCTGCACACGAATCTGTAAACGCTCCACTAGTTGTTCCTATGGATGTGCCAGAAGTTCCGATTGGTCCTGGTGCTACTATCCGTACTAACAACCCACAGGGTGTTGGTCGTGTTCCTCTAGAGATTCCAGCCGCTGCATTCCAAGAGCAGGGGCAACTTGAGCGTGAACTACAACTTGGTTCTCGGTTCCCAGAGATGCGTACTGGTCAGACCAATGCTTCTATCGTTACAGGTAAGGGTGTTCAGGCTCTTCTTGGTGGCTACGAGTCACAGGTAACTGCACACCAAGCGGTATTCGCTAGGGTTCTGCAAGAAGTTATGTCTCTATGTTTCGAGATTGACTGCCACCTATTCGGTGACTACAAGAAGTCTCTTCGTGGTTCTATGAACGGTACTCCGTTTGACATTGAGTACACACCTAAGAAGGCTATTGGAAATGACTACAGCATTGATGTTCGTTATGGACTAATGGCTGGTCTAGACCCTAACCGTTGGTTGGTCTTTGCTCTACAGGCTCGTGCAGAGAAGATGTTCTCTCGTGACTTTATGAGACGTGAACTTCCTGTTGATATCAACGTTGAAGATGAAGCCAGAAAGATTGATATTGAAGACCTAGAAGAGTCTGCAAAGCAAGCATTGATGGGTTACGCCCAGTCTATTCCTGCTCTTGCTGCTCAGGGTCAGGATGTATCTGGTCCTATCAAGGCTCTATCAAAGGTTATCGCTGACAGACGCAAGGGTGTTTCACTATCTGACTCTATTGCTGAAGCCTTTACTCCAGAACCAGAACCAGAACCAGAAGTTGAGGAACAACCTAGTCCTGAAGACATGATGATGGGGATGGGGAGTCCTGAAGAAATGATGGAAATGGCTCCAGAAGGTCAACTTCCACAGGGTCTAAATGCATCTGGCACCATGGAGGGCGTAGCACCTGGACAACAGGGTATGGCTCCTGGAGGTAAACCAGACTTGATGACATTGCTTGCAGGTATTGGTGGCGGTGGAAAACCTAACCTTGGTGCTTCTGTACAAAGACGAGTTGCTGTCTAGTCAGGAATACCGCAGTAAAACCCTATACTAAGGGTAGATAAATCTATCGTTATCTGAGTGCAACTTAGAGCGAACATTTAGGAGAATATATTATGGCTGAACAAGGTGGCTACAGAAAGCCCGAAAATCCTGCACCTGTATCTGGTCCAGGTAAGATGAGTAGACGAACCGATGGTGGTCCTACTGACATGAAGCAGAACCAAGTTGAAGTAACTGGTATGGGCTATGGCGAGAACAAGGAACTAAACGAAGTTCAGTCCATGGCTCCGCTTGCTGCTGCGTCTGCTACACCTACTGCACCTGCTGCACCTATTCAAATGCCATCTGCAGAACTACCAACCCCACTGTCTGCACCTACTCAACGCCCTCAAGAACCTGTAACCACTGGACTACCTTTTGGTGCAGGTGCTGGTACAGAGATGCTCTCATTCCCACAGAAAACAATGGATGAGAATGACCGTCAAAGAGCCCTTGCTGTTCTAAACATTCTGAACCAGTCAGCGAATAGTCCTTATGTAACTGAAGGAACGCTAAGTCTTATTGCTGCGTTGAGGAGTGAACTGGGATAATGGATATCTCTAGACTAAATGGAACTACCGCTTCAGGTAAAAATGTTGACTGGACTCGTTTTCACTATGGCGTTCAGACCGTAGCCCCAACATCTGCTACCGCTTCAACCAATGCTCGTGCTGGGCTTGGGGCTTCTATCCCTAACTTTTCTTCTTCTTCCTACTTAGGAAGCAATCCACGACCAAGAACACAGCCAGTCCCTCAGCCAGAACAACCTGTTGCTAAACAAGAAGGCACTAACTGGTGGGAAGACCCACTAGGCAACATGCAAAAGTGGGCTATCAACTCCGCTGTTGGCTGGGCTACCAACTGGATTCAGGCTGACGCTTGGGGCAAAGCAGGTATGGCTACAGGTCTTGTTACTAACCCTACTGCTTCCCTTCTTGGTAAAGGTAATACCGCTGAAGGACTTATGGAAGTTCTTGACATTCCAGGAAAGGTTATTACCTCTGGCATTCTAACTGCTGGTGTTGCTGCTCAAGGTCTAAACAATGTTGTCTCTGCTCGTTCATGGGATGATGTTGGTCCACTACTTCAACTTGAATCACAACGCTCTATGGACCAGTTGGGTAAGGCATGGTCATGGGAAAACCAAGACTCTTCATGGATTCAAGAAGTAGATGCTGATGGTAATCCTAAGTTTGATGACAATGGGGACCCTATATATACTGATGCCCATGACAACGTTGACATTGGTACAGCGTTTTATTATGCACTCGGACAAACTACTCGTCTTCCACAATCACTCTCTCCTTGGTCAACTAAACGAACTGCAGAAGAACAGCGTAAGTTTTACGAGAGTGACGCTGCTGCTATTTCTACTTTCTCTCAGACTGTAAGAGACTGGGGCTTCACTTTTGCTGAAGGTAACTTTGACATCTTTAGCCTTTCTCAGCGTGACACTATTGCTGGACTAAAGCGTACAGAAGATACTGGTGCTTTGATTGGAAACGATTCAGGCACTGGTATTGGCGGTAACCCACACAACCTAGGTAACTGGCTTGTACAGGGAATGAACTTTGTTGGTGACTTAGCCACTGACCCACTAACCTATGTGCCTTTCGGTAAGGTTGGTCGTGTTGCGTTTATGGGTCGTAGAGCACTGACCAATGTTGGAGAGAAAACCCTAGTCAAGCGTATTGCTGCTGACTCTGACAACCTTGTAAAGGTAGCAGAGGGTAAGACTAAAGAGGGTTACTGGAGATTCGCTACTTGGGCTGCACAGAACAACGCAGACACAATCGCTCAACACATTACTCTACGCTCAATGAACTCGTCTGAACGTGACGCTATTGTTTACCTTCTAGGACAGGCAGACTCACCAGAGATGGTTGCAAAGATTCTTCTTGCTACTGAGTATGGTTCTCAACGAGCATTCAAAGAACTTATTACAGAACGACCTAATCTTGACCTAGCCTTAGACTCACTAAATGCTGGTGGCTACCTCGCTCGTGCTACAAGAAATGGTGCTCTAGATGCAACTGGAGTTATCAACCCAGTAACACATGCTGAGTTCTATCAGGCACTTCTTCCACACATGACAAGAATCGCTAACGATGACTTTGCTCGTGTTCTTCGTGACACTGCTTTCAAGATAAATGAAGGCGGTATCTCACTGGGTCTTGGAGTTTCTCGTGAGTTCATGTTTACTACAAACGGTATTATGAATGCCTTTGAAGCAGCAGCGGCTAGAACTAGAAACTGGGCTCTAACTGCTCCAATCATTGAACAGATTGATGATGAAGTAATCCACCTTACTCAGTCAATGGGTGCAGGAACAAACTTCCTTATTACTAGAGTGGTTCGTCCTCTAGAGAATCTTCCACAGAGGGCTGCTCGTAAAGCATTCTCTGTTCGTGCTCAAGGAGTTATTGATGTTGAGAACATTGATGGCTTGTCTGGTCAGAAGTTCCTTGGTATGCTCAACAAGATTGAGTCAAAGATTGCTAAACAGCCACCAAGCAAACTTGCACAAGAGACTCTAAATAAAACCAAGAACGAATGGCGTGTTGCAAAAGCAGAACTTCTTGATAGATGGCGTTCAGCCACTACCCCTATGGCTAGGGCTGCTGTTGTAAACGATGCTAATGACTTAGGTCTTGCTGTGCTTTCTCGTCACGCTGGTTTGTCTGAGGCATCTATTGCTGAAGTTCGTAAGGGAATGATTGACCGTAAGGCTATTGGTGAAGACCAACTACGCAAGACTGGAATCCTTCTTGCACAAGAGAATGGTCAGCCTCTTCTAATCCATGACCCAATCCTATTTGCTCAGACACCAAACAGTGTAATGACTTGGAACTGGGATGCTCTACAGAATGGTCTCTTTACTTATGGTAAGGCACTGAACGCTGGAGCAATGGTTATTGATGGCAAGGAAACTTATCGTCTAGTAAACGGTCTATACATGTCTGCACTTACTGCGAGACCTGCTCGTTGGGGTCGTGAGATTGTAGCCAACTCTTTGGGTATTCTTCCATCTGGCTATGCTGGTAAAATCTGGGGTCAAAACCTAACCCGTTTCGGAAGCAAGATTGGTTCTGTATTCTCTAAGCCATCTACTCAACTAAAGGACACTCTTGAGATTGAGGGAACTGCTGCTTGGGCTAGGAAACAAGAAAGAGTTTTGACTAGAGCATCAAGTCCTGAACTTATTGGTCAGACACTTGGAGTTCTTTCTGAAGAAAAACGAATCCTTCAGCAAGCAATCATGGATGAACACACATCCATTCTAGATTCCATTATTAGCGGTAATGCTAAAGACTTTACTGAAGCAGAGATTCTTGACACAATGGCTTACGCTGAAAGCCTTGGTGCTCGTATCCACTATCACGGAACTAAGGTAGATGTTTCTGGTAAGTGGAGGTTTGACAATAACCGTGGGCTTGCTTTGTTTGATGCACAGACATCCGCTAAGTCACATGCCCACCTTGGCGGTACTGAAGTGTTTGTAAAAGACGCTAAAGAATCCCTACTTATTCCAGACACCGTTGGTAAGAAACTACCTAACAATCGTGTTGACCTAAACTCTGCGTTGTCTACAAACAACATTGTTCATGTTCGTGTTCCAGGTCGTGGTCGTACATGGCAGTTACTAGACACAGCCACACTTGCAAAGCAGACAGATGCTGACATTGCTAAGTATGAGTATCGTGTTCTAACTCCTAAGCAAGCCAAGTTGACAAACACATCCGTTGCTGACCTATCAACTGCTCTAGACAATGGACAGATTGTTCGTTATGTAGACCCAATCTCTAAGGAGACTAGAACTCTAAGCAGGTCTAAACTAGATTCTTGGGGTGCAGAACTTCCTGCTGGACTAAAGGCTCGTATCTTTGGTAAGGGAGAAGTTCCATCAACTCTTCCCGTTACCGTATATGGTGATGAAGTTCTAATCCAAGATGTTACTAAACTTGACCCTGAACTATTGAAGGCTCTGGGCATTAAGACTCAGGCACAACTTGACAAGTGGATTGCCAATAAAGAGTACGACAAACTAAGTCAAACCACTCTGCTACACATGGAGAACAACAACATTGGAAGTTTCCGCATTGTTGACCCAGCAACCAAGAAAGAAATAGTCGTTGCTAACCCTTGGTTTGTTGATGTTGCTGGCTCTTCCGACAAACTTGGACAGGTTATTATCAAGCGTCTGGCTCAGAAGTACAATCTACTACTTGACCCAAAGAACGAAGCAGACAATGTTGCTGCAGGAATCCTTGACCTAGACCCAATCCCAGGCACTGACTCATTTGCTGACTGGGCAAGAAGTAGCATCCTGCTAAAGAGGAAGCGTACTCCATCTGGTAGAGGGCAGGACTTTGAAGCAAATGCACAGGTACTTATCCCAACTGAGGGTAAGAGAAAATCCATCAAG